GGTACTAGCCAAGGTCATAGAAGAGGCACAACCTTATCCGGTTGACGGTATCTTCGAGCTGAATGATATGGCGATTGACCTTGATGAGATCTATGAGAAAGGATTACCTGCCGGACTCACAACAGGGTGGACAAACGTCGATGAGTTCTATCGCCCAATGGAAGGGCAATGGACTTTGGTAACAGGGGTGCCGGGGATGGGTAAGTCTGAATGGCTTGATGCCCTGATGATGAACATGTCTCGCCAACACTTTTGGGTTACTGGAGTTTGCTCACCTGAGAATCAGCCCATTACATTCCATGCCTCAAAGCTGATGGAGAAGTACGCAGGTAAGCGGTTGCACAAGATGACGCGGGAAGAATACAACGAGGCAAAGGAATGGGTGAATACATTCTTCAAGTTCATCCTGCCAGAAGATCGTACCCTTGAGTCTTTGTTAGCAAAAGCGAAACTATTAGTCAAGCGGTATGGCATGAAGGGTCTGATCATCGATCCCTATAACGAGATCACCCATACCCACAGGAAGGAAGGTATCTCAGAGACAGAGTACATCTCCGAGTTCTTGGCACAACTGCGTGGGTTTTGCCGGAGCATGGGGGTACACATCTTCCTAGTGGCACACCCCACCAAGTTACAGAAGGGTATGGATGGTAAGTACCCTGTGCCTACTGGCTATGATGTTGCCGGATCTGCACACTTTTTCAATAAAGCTGATAATATTATTGCTGTGCATCGGGATAAAAGCAACCCCCAAGCACCAAGCGAAATCCATATCCAGAAGATACGGTCTCGTTGGCTAGGTCAACTAGGTACTACGAACCTTACTTGGGATAAACATAGCGGTCAGTATGCCACCCCACTCAACTACGTTGGAGACTTCATGCGATGAACCAAGATGTCAAAGTTAATGTACCACAAGAGGATGGCACGACCAAAGAGATGACCATTGTATTCCAAGAGGGTTGCTTCGATGGCTTGCTCGAAGATGATGAGATTACTCAAGAGGAAATCGATGAGTTAATCAAAGACTTAATCAAAGCAGCAGAGTCAGGTGAGCTGTTCCAAAATGCAAAGCCAGTAACGGAGGAAGAATGGGAGCAGATCCAAGGCCAGATGAAACCTCGACAGTAAGGAATTTTCCTTACACGAAGTCAGACCTACACAAAGAGAGAACTCAGAATTGTTATGAGACTCTCGAAGATGCAAGGCAGTACATAGAAGAGATCGGCGGGGCAGATGAGGTGTTGATATGGATTAGATCAGGCACCGAGTTCCGTCGATTGAATACACCAGTTGATGATGTCATCGGATTGATTGGCAGAATAGAGATGCACAAAGATGATCTTATCAGTTGGATGAAGTCATGACATTCAGAAACAAAAAGCTTTTAGATATTGCAAGAGGTCAAGCCTGTGTAATGTGCGGCAATCAAGATGATACGGTTGTCGCAGCACACAGCAATTTATTGGAGCATGGAAAGGGCAGAGGATTAAAGGCGCATGATGGTATGCATGCGTGGCTTTGTTATATGTGCCACACAGAGTACGATCAGGGCAACAAGATGGACAAGGCTGAGAGGCGCGAGTACATATTGACAGCAATCTGCAAGACTTACATGGAGCTATGGAATAGAGAACTGATAGGAGTGAAGTAATGTTTTACCTGCCACCCGCAATCAAACGACAAGATGCAATACGCATGGCTAAACATGTACTGAAGGAAATGGGTGGCAAAGATGATCACGTTATTGATCAAGCGGTAAATACATTTGCTACTGTGATAGAGGGTATCGAGCGGTACGAGTGCATCAAGATTGTAGGTAAGCATCAAACCATTAAAGCAGCACTTGACGAAATCAAACAGAGAGGATAATATGTTTAGCCAGAAAGTAAGAACACTTCTTGAAGACGTAGCACTAGTATTGTGGATTGTTACCCTTGGTAGTTGGATGTTGTGGGGATGGACGCGATGAGCGCAGTGCCTTGGAATGATGAAGAGCATGGAGTCTCTTACGAAGATCTAGCCACAGCTTGCGAAGAGTATGCCGAGTTAATAGGCAGAGCAGTTACTCTAGTAAAGAATTGGAAAGAGACAGGAGACAATAACTTAATCGAGGTGTTAGATTATTTGTTGCAAGACTACGACCTTGACAACTATGACTTCGAAGATATAGAATCAGAGGACGATGATGGCACAAGACATTGAGCGATTGATGCATGAGTACCGAGAAAAGATTAAAGAGTACGCATCAGCTAAAGCACGTCGCACATACATCGAAGAGTTTCGAAAGAGTAAGTTCGCTATCCTAATGCGTGAGGCTGACAGGCTAGGCTTTAAGACAGCGGCTGCTCAAGAGAGAGAAGCATATTCATCAGATGAGTACGTTGAGTTTCTTGATGGATTGCAGGAAGCAGTTGAAGCAGAGGAGCGTTTGCGTTACGATCTTCGTGCAATAGAGATGGAAGCAGAAGTATGGCGAACCAGACGTGCAGATGAACGATTCGAAAAGAAAGCTTATGGAGCCTAAGTTACAAAAGAGAAGAGAGCGCAATCCTCGTGAGGTTCTAAATCGTGGCGCATCATGGAAGCCTATGTGTTTCCAAAGCCGTGATCAGTACAAGGATTGGGTTCACTTAATGCGTCAGTCACCACGTCCTCGCGACACAGGTTATTGTTATGACTGTACACCTGAGTTCAAAGCAGAGATGATGGAGTGCGGTAGGTGTGAGCATCCAGAGACTAGGTTTGTGTTGCGTAAGAATCCCACAGAAGGTGAGGTCGAACTGGTTGGCATTAGTTCGGAGAGCATGTTCTGGAAGCGGGTACAGAGGGGCGGCACCATCCTGAATTGGGGTAACAAGGATGACGACAACGTGCCTATTACACTGACTGATGATCTATTTGGGGATGAAGATGCCGATTAACAGCCGTGCCAAAGGTAAGACAGCCGAGCGAGAGTTGATCAATGAGCTTAGCCCGATGTTGCCTTTCTTGAAACTAGAAAGAAACCTAGACCAGACAAGGGAAGGCGGGTATGACATCAAAGGTATGGGGCAGTGGGCGGCAGAGGTAAAGCGTTATAAAGTTATTAAGCCCGGAGATTTCAAAAGGTTCTGGACTCAGACACTTGAACAAGCACGGAGCGATCGGAAGCTTCCTGCCCTCTTCATGCGGGAAGATAACAGAGAGTGGGTTGTAGTCGTTCGATTACATGATGTGATGGTAGATGTGGAGATGGAGTGTGATGACTGGCTTACCTGCCAAGTAAGTCTAGCTGGTTTTGTCCACGTTTACAAGGCAAACAATTGGGAGATTTGATGGAGAAGAAGTACTGTACCAGTTGCGCTAGTGAGCGGCCAGTTGCAGGGGGGATTTGGCTGCAGTGCAACAAGACAAGGCGGTGGAAGTGCGCGAGTTGCGCCGAGAAGAAAACCCCTAGCTGGATAAACCAAGACAAGGAGAAGGGTAATGCCAAGAGCGTATGACAATGTATGGCAGGGAAAGACGAAGCGAGTACTAACTGTATGCTCGGCAAACATGTTGCGGTCTCCGACTATGCAGATCGTCCTGTCGGCACCTCCCTTCGATTACAATACTAGGAGCTGCGGCATCTATGACTTTGCCCTAGTACCTGTCACTCAAGAACTACTTGATTGGGCTGATGAGATTGTGTGTGCTGACACTGAGCATGCAGAACGAATCGTGCAGCTAGTCCACAAGTACGGCATAAAGGATAAGCCAGTTGTCAATCTTCGTATACCTGATCATTATGAGTATCGTCATCCAGAACTTATCAGACTTATCACAGAAAGATACCAAGCAATAATCGACTAGCATGTTCAAGTCTCCTGATCAAGCACTGGCCTTTGCCTTTCGCATGAGGAACAGTTCTGTCATCAGCCTACCTAGTGCTACCTACATTGCCAATAAGACTGACAATGAAAGCACTAGTGATAGGTTGACACAGTATGATCTACATGCACAGGCAGGAATGATCTTCAGCTTCCTATCCAGACGACCAGAAGATGAGCAGCTATATGCTTTTTATTTGCACGGAACGAACGAAGAGCAGCGCCTCGTTGCAAAGGCGTTAAGCGGGAAACTTAAAGACCATCTCTCTAAATACGGTCTTGACTCTTATCAACTTCGCAATGCAATATTGTGTAAAAGTGTACGAGATGTACGAGACAAGGTTGGACTCAGCCAACACAAGGCGTGGAAGTTCAGGCGTGAGCTGGCAGCATATCTCCAGCCCAGCCAGAACAGTTTGATGGATTCTTTGTGGGAGTGGTTGCAAGAATCCGATAATGAGGTAAACTAATTCTGCAGTTCATTCAACTGCACCCTACTCCTTCACAGGGATTCGCCCCGGAACTCCATGATCGGAACCCCGGGGCTTTTTTTTACTCAGCCATCTGCTCAGCCAAAGAAGACTGACGTTTCAGTTGACCCAATCGTATGTTACGCAGAGCTTTGCCCTTACGCTTGGTG